TGGCGTTAGACGCTAGACATGGCATATTTACAAAGCAACATCCCGCATTTTCATTGCTGGGTGCGAAGAGAGTTTACGCATAATCACAATAAGTATCATGGAGAATTTCTTCATGCGATGGTTATAGCGGTTAATACAATTCCAGATCGTTGTTTAAGCTTTCAAGTTATTTTTACAGGCTGTGAAAGTGACGATACGGACGAAGAAAACATTCACGGGGGTGCTATGTGGGCTAGAATGCCTATTACTGCTCTCGTAGCAGATACGCCATTAGAGGAATGGCCTGAAAGAATGGTAACACATCTTGCTCAACCATGGGACTGTAGTTCTAGAGATCATGCTGTAATAGTTTATGATCGAACTAATTCTAGTCCTTGGCTTTGTAAGATAGATGGTGAATTTTATACGGGTAAATACATGTTTACAGTTGATTATACAGGATCTTCTATTTCAGATGATCCTGCCCAGCATAAACAAAGTCATGTAATTGAACTTACAGATGCAGGAGAATGGACAGGGAACATAGTAGCATTACCCAATAATAGAGTTAGAGCGACAAGTCCCGCTTTGTGGGAAACAGGAGAAGGAGCTCCTGATTTTAGGCCAAGTCAATGGACACATAGCGCAGAATCTGATGGTAGTTATATGGATCCATCTGTAACTTTTGACAATTTATACAGTAAAAAGTAATGTTTCACGTGAAACAATATGGCAAAGAGAACAGAAAAACAGATTAGAAAAACTACAAAAGGTAAGGGTGCTAACTATCGCCCTACCAAAAGTGGTGCAGGAATGACAAAGAAAGGTGTTGCTGCATATAGAAAGGCTAATCCTGGATCTAAATTAAAAACGGCAGTTACTGGAAAGGTAAAGCCCGGTAGTAAAGCTGCTAAACGTAGAAAAAGTTTTTGTGCTAGATCTCTGGGTCAGTTGAAGAAAAGTTCTGCTAAAACCCGTAATGATCCTAATTCTCGTATTAGGCAAGCTCGTAGAAGGTGGAGGTGCTAATGTCTAAAACCAAGTCTAAGAAAGATGCCTGTTATCACAAAGTAAAAGCTCGTTATAGAGTTTTTCCTAGTGCCTATGCTTCTGGTGCGATTGCAAAGTGCCGTAAGGTAGGTGCTAAAAACTACGGTAATAAAACAAAACGTGGTGTCGGTGGAGCGGTAATTTCTAGAGTTCGTAAAGCTAGGATGTTTTAATGGCTGTCCGAAAGACAAAAAAAGGTTTAGATCTTAAACGCTGGTTCAAAGAGAACTGGGTTGACGTAAAAACTGGTAAACCTTGTGGAAGACAGAAAGGTGAGAAAAGAGGTACTCCTTATTGCAGACCTAGTAAGCGTGTATCTAAAAAAACTCCTAAAACAGCAAGTGAATTAACATCTTCTGAAAAAAAGTCTAGAATTTCTCAAAAGAAAAGGTTAGGACAACCTGCTGGCAAGCCTAGAAGAGTTAAAGCTGTTAGAAGAAAACGTGGTCATGGTGGTGTTGTTAAAAAAGTGAGGATTTTTTGATGGCTAGAAGTAGAATGAAAAACCAGA